AAGATGACGACAAAAATAAAGGAGAATAACACATGCAACAAATTACTGAAATCATCGTAGCTTCAGCTACTGGGATCTTGACTATCCTGGCTGGTATCGCAGTCAAAGCAGTTAAAGACTACTTAGTTCAAAAAGGTGGAGAAAAGACCATCAAAATCGTTGAAATTCTTGCTAAGAACGCGGTCAATGCCGTGGAGCAGGTCGCCTCTGAGACAGGCTATAAAGGTGAAGAGAAACTGGAGCAAGCCCGTACGAAAATCCGTGCAGAGCTGACCAAGTATAACATTAGCATGACTGACCGTGACCTTGATACGTTCATTGAGTCAGCTGTGAAGCAGATGAATGATGCATGGAAAGGGGAGTAAGTATGGGACTAAATCTTGAAACAGCTATTGCTTGGATGCGTGCAAGAAAAGGGCAAGTATCTTATAGCATGGATGATCGTAACGGCCCCGACTCTTACGATTGCTCAAGTTCAGTCTACTACGCTCTATTGAGCGGAGGAGCAGTCTCCGCAGGTTGGGCAGTCAATACTGAGTATGAGCATGACTGGCTCAAAAAGAACGGCTATGAACTCATCGCAGAAAATCAGCCATGGGATGCCCAACGTGGAGACGTCTTTATTTGGGGGCGCCGTGGCTATTCTAGCGGAGCAGGTGGCCATACTGGTATTTTCGTGGATAGTGATAACATTATCCACTGTAACTATCGTTTTGATGGCATCACAGTGAACGATCATGACGAAATTTGGCTCTATGCTGGACGACCTTACTATTATGTGTATCGCTTGACTAATCCATCTGTAGCTTCTGAAGAAGTAAAAACTGGTTGGCAACATGACGATAATGGTTACTGGTTCGTTCGCGCTAACGGTTCTTATCCAAAAGACCAATTTGAGTACATTGAAGAGAACAAGTCATGGTTCTACTTCGATAATTCAGGCTACATGCTTGCTGAACGTTGGAAGAAGCACACAGACGGTAAATGGTATTGGTTTGACAAGGATGGCTACATGGGCACATCTTGGAAGAAAATCAACGGAAAATGGTATTACTTCAATCGTGATGGCTCTATGCAGACTGGATGGGTTAAATACTACGAAAAATGGTATTATCTCAATTCAGAAAATGGCGACATGGTATCAAACGCATTTGTACCTTACAACGGCGGATACTACCTCATGCTTGAAGATGGTCGATTGGCTGAAAAAGAAAGCTTTAACATCGAGCCTGACGGCTTGATCACTACTAAATAATTTTTTAAAATAGAAAGGAAAATTTCTAAAATATTGTTCGAATTGTTTCAGCCGCAGGCGATAGCTTGCGGTTTTTTTTGTTTGCTCTGAAAGTACTTTCTAAAATAAAAAAAGTTGAAATTTCTTTGTGTTTATTGTTGACATACGTCAACAAAAGGTGTATAATTAAATCATAAAGATAAGGAAAGAGGAAATCAAAATGAAAAAAGTAGCTTACAACAAATCAGGAATTATGAAAGAAGCTTGGAACTTGTTTAACAACGATGATATCACTCTTGCAGATTTTGAACATCTTGGATGGCTGGAATGGAAAAGCGAAAAAACATTTGCTCTTTGCTTGAAAGAAGCTTGGGGCCGTGAAAAAGAAGTTGTTGAACGTGTTAATCAAAAATTCGCAAACGCTGAAACATCTGAAGAAGTAAAAGCATGGGACTGGGCTTGCAAAAAAATCGGTGTTGCATTTGAAATGGACGCTTACACAAAAATGACAAACGTTGAAAACATGGAAAAAGAAGCTTGGCCAGGAACAAGTGTATGGTCACTAGCTATGCGTGCAGTAAAACTTCATATCGAACTTTTCGGGCAAAAAGCCTAAATTTTTTTAACTTATCTGTTGACATAAGTCAACAATCATGCTATAATATAATCAAGATAAAGAAAGGGAGAGCAAAAAGCTCTCAAGGTAAAACAAAATGAAAATCAATAATGAATTTGTAATGACAGTAGGCGCTGGAATGAATATGAAAGACAAATTAGTAAAACTTGCCAATAGCAAAGGTTTTACAGATAGAAATACAGGCATCTTCGTTGGCAAAGCAAACCTAGAAGAAAAAGGTCTTTACTCTTATGTTGACGGTACAAAAGAGGTTCTAGACGTTGAAGATTTTGAATCCTTTGAAAAATTTGAACAATATGAATTTGTTGGTTTTTGTGGAAATCAAAACGTTTATCTTTACAAGTAAAACGAGGTGACTCAATGAAAATTGACACAAAGAAGGTAGAGATGGTCTTAATGGACGAGACCATCCCTGCCAATCTCTTTGAAAAAGAGTTAGGCATTTCACGCTCAGCAGTCACTCGATTGCGAAAAGGAGAGCGTGAGTTTAAAAACTTCACAATTGATACTGCTGAAAAAATTCAAAGATGGATTGATAAAAAATGAAAAAGATTGATCTAACAGGCAATGTTTACGGTCGTTTGACCGTCCTTGGCGATGTTGGGAAAAGAACTGGTCAGGGCAGAGTATTGTGGCATTGTCTTTGCGAATGTGGCAACACAACTCATGTACGTGCTGACCATTTAAAAAACGGCTCAATAACCTCTTGTGGTTGCTTGAATGATGAGAAAAAGCGTGAACGATTCAAGGATTTGACGAATATTGAAACAGATAATTTCAAAATCATTGATAGAGCGTATTCAAAAAATGGGCGCATTTACTGGAATTGCATTTGTAAACATTGCGGGAATCACATCGAATTACAAAGCAATCAGATTTCCAAGTATCTTAGTTGTGGTTGCAAACATAATCGCAGCACGAAAGAGCGAATGGCTGAAATCAGCGATCCTGAATCATTAAAGACTATCAGACCGACTGCTAAGAGTACAACTGGCGTTCGAGGAGTCTATTTTAATAAACGGAAGAATAGGTATCAGGTATTCATCAATGTAGACAAGAAAACTAAGTATCTTGGAAGTTACGTTTCTTTGGAAGAAGCTACGAAAATGCGCCGTGAAGCAGAAGAGAAATATGGTTATAAATAAAACAGTGGTTTTTTCACTGTTTTTTATTTTTTCTACGAATAGATAAGTAGGAGGAAGAAATATGAACATTTTGAAGATTGAACTAGCAAATGTAGAGCAGATCGATTTGGGCTTTGAGCATTGGGTGGATGTGACTTACCAGGTGCCGATTTTGAAGAATGAATATACGGTCAAGTTGTTGCTGCTCTTTGATTTTGAAATCGAAGATGAAAAAGTGATTGAATATCTGATCACTACCTGGAAGTATCGTGATCTCGTGTTGCATTCGGTAAGGATGTATGAACTGGAGAGAAACGACTACAAATAATACTTCGCCCCAAACTTGCCCCAAAAAACTTATTTTTTTATATTTTTTTATCGTTTTTATTTCTAAGAAATCCACAAATAATAACTAATCGTGAATATAGATATATAGGAATACGTTTGCAGGGGGCAGTAAACTAGAAACAAAACACTGGATAACCAGTGTTTTTTCTTTGACCAAATTTTAAACATTTAATATGATATCTATGGTGTGGTATAATAGGCATAGAATGTTTAGGAGAAAGAGATGAAAAACAATAAACGTTTATTTGAAGTTGTTAGTTTAATGCTAATGCTTTTGACACTTTTTGCGCTGAATGGATGTAGTTTAGGTGGTAAATATGGCATTAAAATTTAAAGAAACAAATAAAACGTTTCATAAAATCATAGAAGTTGACGGTGAAAAATATCTTTTGGATATGACTAGTATTAGTCCTAAAACTTATTTCTGGGGTTCTCTTCCTAATGAAATTACTGCCAAATGCTTAAAGTTAGATAGAAGAGATATGAGATTTGAGAGTCTAGCGCCAACTATAAGCAAATCTCTTGGTATTGGAATAGGTGTAGCAATAGGTGGAGCTTGTTATGGGATTGTTACGAATGCTTTTAAGAGTTATGACATTAGCCATAATATTTCTTTTAAATTGGGTTTATTTGTCCTCTTTATTGCCCTAGCTTATCTTACTTTCAGGTTCATTGCTTTTGTGGTTCGTCATAATCTTAAACAAAAACTTTCAAGTAAAGAAACGAAGTATCAAATAGTTTTCAAATTAGCAAGACCACAACGTCAGTTAAAACTGTATAAACTTCTGCCTATTCTTTTCGTTATGGTTATAGGATGTTTGGGGTTTTATATGTTTACTGATAATGGGACAGAGGCCTCTATCCTTATCATTAACAGTATTTTATTTTTGGGTTTCTTTACGGTTATCTTAGGTATGTTACCACTCAGAGAAAGTTACGAAAAGCAAGAGATTATTTTTGAAAAAATAGAAAAGTTATAAGTTGAAAAAAAGCATAAATGCTGTTTTATAACTGATTTTTAAATGAGCATCAGGAGATATTATGTTAAAAACGAACAAGTGGATATTCCTTGCGATTTCCGTTCCCTTTATGATTCTTGCTTTGTCTTATTTGTTTATTAGGGTGCCGATTGGGAACACAGGTAAGTTTATTCATGATCATGAGGATTCTATCAAGAGAGAAATTATTGCAGACATAGACAGTCAAGGGCAATATATAAAGTCTGTGACGCTTTTACCAGGTTCTGCTAGGGGGTCTTTTGATAATGGTGGAGATGTAGGTGGAAATTATCATATTTATTTTACAGCCTATGTTAATAATAATCGCAAGCAGTCAATGAAAGTAGAATTATACTTTCCTGATGCTGGTATACCACCTTTTACCTTTATAAAACCCAATCCTTACAAATCTCCTGAAACTATGAAGAGATGGTACTTATCAGTAGTAGAGGTATCAAGTGATCCCTCATGGGATTGGAAGCGAAAGCAAGATAAATTGAATGAAACTATGAATAATCTTTTGGATTTTGCTGTTCGCAAAGGCAAGGATGCAGACTGGCAAGTTCGAAAAGAAATTATGATTCGTTTTCTAAACAAATGGCTACATGAACATGAGGAAAATTTCAAACTAGCTATCCAAACCAACCTGTATAGAAACGACCCAGAATTGGAACAGAAATTAGGAAAGATTCAGAGTATAAGTGTAAGTAACTATCAAATGTACATTCCTTCGAGAGGTAGCGACATTCTTTTTAATGTTAGATTTGAGAGATATCCTGAAGAAATAGCTACTATAAATGTTCGCTTGCATTCCCAAGGGGAACAATCAGTTTTTAAGGATCCCTCAGTTGCTGCAACTATTAGTTTTGAAAATGAACGTTTTGCTATAAAAACGAATTACGACTCCAAGCTATTTCCAATTTTTAATCAAAGTCGATTTGGTAATAGTAATGGAGAAATATCTTATAAGCTCCCAAAAGACTATGAAAATCAATTTTTAATTCCTTAACTATCAAGCAAGCTATTGAGCTTGCTTTTTCTATATCTTTATCTTCTATCAAACAAGATGCTAGTTGTATGTTATAAGAGCATATGGAAATAGATAAAGAGCGAAACCGCTCTCTTTTTTATGTTATAATAGGCATAGAATGTTTAGGAGAAAGAGATGAAAAATCATAAACGCTTATTTTGGGTTGTTAGTGTAATGCTAATGTTTTTGACACTTTTTGCACTAAATGGATGTAGTTTGGGTGGTGAAACCATTCCAAAAAACAGAACAAAGAAACAGTACGAATTCGAAAAAACGTTTGAACCCATGTTTAAATTTTTAGAACAAGACAAGAAGGACTTTACGGGACTAAAGATATACATTAGTAGAGTCTATATAAAAACTGAAGATGGAGTCAGAAAATACGAAGTGGACTTAGATATTAATCAAGCTGACATTAAAGGTGATTACACAATAACACATGGGGAGAATAAAGAAACTGTTCCTGTTACGTACTCTAATGGTAAACTAAATTATGAGTCAGAGATAAATCCTTTATTTGATGAAGAAATTCTAAATTTAATGGTTTCAAGAGATTATTTTGCTTCCTTAGATGTGAAAAAAACATTTAAGAGCGCAGAAACTGAATTGAGTGATATTATTTACCAACCAGAAAATCAGTCAGAGTTATATAAAAAAATAGTGGAAAAGTATAACCTTCCATCTGACACAAAACTTTCAGTTAGTCTTGGATATGCGTACTATGACAGATACGATATACTACTAAGTTTAGAATCTAAAGAAAAATTGGTTCAAATCAGTACTGCAATTTACCTAGTGAAAGAAAAGTAATTTTTTTAATTCAATCAAAAAGATTGTAATTTAAAAATACCAGTCATTTTAATATTGGAGAAATTCTTCAAGCTGTTAGATTTTACAGTTCGTGACGGACGAAGAGATGTAGTAAACAGCGGAAGTTATATGTACCCCTCTCCATTATGGGACAAGGAAGAGAATGATTAATTCTTCAGAGCTAGTAGTATAAAGATCTTAAATTGAGAAAGAAGTAGAAAATATAACTCAGAAAGAACAAGCAATGATCTATCCCTTGCCAACTGATGCGCTATTACAGGAAAGAGAAGTAGTGTGGAGGGTTAAACTGCCTGATGATTATAAGGAATTTATAAAGAATGAGAATGGATTGATTCCGTCAAAACGTTATTTTCATTTTAGGCATAATGAGAAAGTAATTGATCGCTTTTTAGCTATACTAGCTATTTCAGGTGAGAAGTCAGAAGAAGCTTACGATATTGGAGTTGTGAGTACGCAATTGGAAGGTCGTATTGTATTTGATGAAGATTCAGTGGGAATGCAACTAATCCCCATAGCAGCATTGTTTGGTGGCGACTTTCTTTGTCTAAACTATGCGGAGGAAGCCGAACATCCAAGCATTTGTATCTGGTATCACGAAGAATCCTACGAGCTGGAGCCTGCCATAGAGTTTGTAGCTAATAACTTTACAGAATTTTTAGCTATGTTACAGGATTAGAGGTGTGATGGATGGATATTTGTTTACAAGAATACGAAGAAATCATTAAAAGACTGATTAACTTGGAATATCCGAGCCAGAAACGATATCCTGGAATCATTCAGGATATTTACAAGCTGGCTGAACGCATAGGGCGAGGAGAAACGATAGATGAAGTCAGCTTTTTTAGTTTAGCAAGAAGATTTGTAGATGAGACCATGGATTATAAAAGCGATATTTTAGTTGTTTTAAAACAATTGGAGAAAGAACTGAAAAAAGAAAATGAAAGAAAAGAGAAAGCATTATAAAGAACTAGTTCATCTAGGAGAATTTAAGAACAAATTAGTCTATTATGACTTAAAGACAAAGAAATTGTATTTTTCAATTCCAGAAAGAAGTTATAAGATTCAACAGTACTTTATTCTTTCCCTGACATTGCTATTTCTTCCTTTTATCAGATTTCTGAATGGATTGACAATCTTTAGTATACCAGCTC